ATACGAATGGTTTTCTATAACCTTTATATGCCATTTGGAGTCTCCTTAAAATTAAATGTTATTGTCGACAGTCTATTTATTAATGTCGAATCTCAAAATCGTCTAAAGATTCAAGGAGAAGCTTCATTTTGTGCTTCATAAGGTAGTTCATCCACAACTGAATGTTGCCTTTTGACTCTGTATTGAACTGTTCTTCTATTTGATTCTTGTATTCAGGTGGTGTCATTTGTAAATCAATTAAGTCTTTATTGCGTATCCAGTTTTTTTGGATTTTTGTAGGCCAATCATTTGGGTCTGTGTCCAATAGTCTTAATTGTTTTTGTGTGACTGGTGTTTGTCTTGCACCTTCTGTAATTAGAACTTCATCATCAGATAATATGTTTGGTACACCATCACCTGTATCACCTTTGATAATCTTTAACCTTAGTTCATCTACAGCATTATTACACTTTACCCATTTCTTTTGGATATTTGAAAATTGTGCAACATTATCATAACACTGTAGCTGTTTGAAATCATTATCTGGTGATACAATTAATATATGGTCATTGTTTTTATGTTCATTGTGTACAATCCAACCAATTGCATCATCGGCTTCACAGCCATCTACAAATATGCATCTATATGGACTAAGTTCAATAATATCTTCACGTACTTGATTAACCATTTTAAAGATACCATTCCAATCATGTATGCTATTATCACGACCTTTGCGTCTACTAGCTTTATATGGTGGAAACTGCTGTCTACGCCAAGAATTACCAGCATCAAAACATATTACAGTCTCTCCGTACTTGCCTCTATAATCAACATTATACTTACGTATAATATTCAACATTGTGTGGCGAATTAAGTCTTTATCTTCATCATAATCATCAATACGTGGGAATATTGACGACATTGCAATACTACTAAAATCTAATAGAATCATATTATCTCCTTTGCTATTAGAATTATACTAGTTCCAATCGATATTTAATGATGGCTGTGGAGTTGATGCTTGTTTACCTGCTGTATTTTGAGCTTCTATGTGAGAAGGTTGGTCTTTAATATCAGTGACTTTCATATGTTCATAATCGACACCCAACAGCCAGTTACGTCTGTCTGCTGGGTCACCATATCGATTTTTAAGTTGACTAAACCTGATTAAGTTATCATCTCTTAATTGGTCATTTGTAGTCAAAGCAAAGAAATAATCTGCAGTCATTGGTAAACCAAAAGACTCTGATACATCAGTCATACCGACATCAGCATCAGTCATACCTTGCCTATTTGTTTGAGTTGCTGTAAGAATAGGAATATTAAATTCCATAGCCATTGCTCTTAATTCTTCAGCAATTGCTTTGATTTTTTCATAACTATTTGCATTCTTAGATACGCTTAGTGAATTACAAATATTAAGGTAATCAATACAAATTAACTCAGGAACAAAATTCTTTTTCATATCAAGTTCTTTTAATAAACTTCTAAAGTGTGCTGCCGTTGGCATACCAGTTGGATATTCTTTTACAATTAACTTACCTTGTGTTTTAGTTCTAAGATTTTGAAACCTTTTTAAGAAACTATCTTTACCAATACTATCAAGTTCTTCTTGTGTCATATCAAGTAAATTTTGGTCAATACGTTGTGCAATTTTTTCTTCAGCCATTTCCATAGAAATATACAAAACATTTCTACCACGTTCTAGTAAACTAGATGATATTGAACACATAAATAAAGACTTACCAACACCTGTACCAGCCATAATTACACCAAGTGTTTTTTCTGGTATACCGCCACGTAAAATATAATCTATATGTTCTAAACCTGTTTCTAATTTGTTTTCTTTCTTATTATAGTAATCCCATCTTTCTTCAACTTCATCTGTATAATCATGACCAACTGATTTATCAAATGATGTTGCAATTGCGTCATGTAATAATTCAGGTAATGCTGTCATAGGTGTTTTCTTATCATCACCACCAATAACATTTACCGCTTGATAAACTGCATTTACAATGGCTCTTTCTTGACACCAAGATTCTGTTTTATTTACCAACCATTCTGTTTTATTAATAGGTTCTACTTTCTTTGTAAGAAACTCTTGTACTGAATTGTAAATAGGTTCAGTCAAATCAGTTCTTGATTCAACTTCAATTTGTAATGCTGTGGAATTAGGTAATGAATTGTTCTTGTTAAAGTATCTAACAATCTCTTCAAATATTACCTTTTCATGTTTTTCAGAAAAGTAATCATCTTTTACAAATGGTGCAACTTTACGACAGTACTCTTCATTTACCATCATATTGTATAGTATGCCTTTTCGTAACTCTGATGAATCAATACTCATATATCAGTAATAATACTTGGTGCTTCGTTCTTTTTAACATTTAATATATCTGCTATAATATCACTAGCCATATTTTGAAATTTATCTTCTCTTGCATATTTTTCAGCATCTTCTACAGTTAAGAACTCTACTTGGAAATTAAATTTATCTCCATCTAAACTCATATCAACTGGTCTCCAAGTGACATTTTCATATTTATGACCCTTGCCAGTGATTTTTATCCATTCACCACCTTCTGGGTCTACCCACGCTTTAAAATTTTTAGGATTTTGTTTTGACATTCCACGGCCTTTCATAGTTAATTGTTGTTAAAAATTCGTCTGTAAATACTCCATCAACCCGTATTGTATAGGTCCATTTAGGACTTGGGTCGACACCGTGGTAATTAAGGTCATGAAACACATAACAATTACTATCCACGTAATGCTGTTTATCGTTTTCTTGGTCATAAATAAATCCTTTTTTCTCCATATTAGGACTAATCATTATTGAATTATGGTCTTCTAACATTACAAAGGGATTATTATCTCTATGTACTGTCACATGTTGGCAACTATCTACTCCAAATATATTAATTCTACCTATTTGTTTAAATGGTAATTTTTCTAATATCCAATCTATTAAAAATGGGAAATACTTTTTTGCTTCTGCTCTGATGTATTTTCCTGCTGTAGAGCTTTGTTCATTCCAGGGGGACCACATGATTGGATATACGTCTCTCCAAGGATAGTAAGCTCCTTTTTTATACTTGATATATTTTTCAAGAATTTTCTGTTTCTTATAATCATTTTCAGGTAATGTTTTAACTCTATGTATTTCTTCATCATATAATTTTGCTCTTGCATATTTGACATCTAAATAATCACTGTCAAAGAATTTTGTAAATGCATCTCCTCTAGAATAATCATCACCTACACTAAATATAAGGTCATCACTTCTAGCCATACCCCAGCAAACTTCATCATTAATTTTAACTGCATCATCTTTTGTTAATAAATCTAAATGATGAAATGGTTTACCATTGATTTTGATTAAAGGCTGTATTCTTTTTTTCTTTGGAGGATTTGCAATAAAATCATCTCTAGACTTAAATTGATAATCCATTACTCTTCTTCTACTTCTTCTACTTCCTCTACCACTGCTTTTGTACTAGTACCAATTGCATATCTATCTTTAATTGCATCAGCAAAACCAGCTTTAAACATAGGAATCCAAAATTCAGAATGTGATGTATCAGCTTTACGCTTTTTATCTGTAATTACTTCACCCGTTTTAGGATTAGTACCTTCAAACCAACCTACTGAAGGTTTGTTTACCCAGCCTAATTCTAATCCAATGTCAAGTAAACCAGACCATTTGTTAATACCACCTTCCCAGGTGACACTTAAAGGTAATCTAGTTTTTTCTCTTACAAATCTAGATTTTTCTACACCCATCATAAAGTGATAACCTGCTATTTCAGTACCTTCTTTTTCTTGCTGCCTACCCATAAATAATATTTGATTTGCAGAATAGTAAATACCAGTACCACCACCCATTACATCTTTAGGAAACATTCCAATCTCTTTATAAGTGTGATTGACTGCAACTAAAGGTATATCTCTTGTTGTAAGATAAGGTGTACAAATTCTAAATAATGATTTAAGTGCTTTAGCTCTTGACATATCTGCTACTGATTTACCATCAAGTGCATCTTCTAATTCTTTTTTAGATGCTAAATTACCGACTGAATCAATTACAATAATAACTTTATCACCTTTATCTATTTCTTCTAATTGTTTTGTAATATCAAACTTAAGTTGTTCTACATGTTCAATTGGTGTGTGTATACATCTTTGTGGGTCTACACCCATACTTTCTAAGTATTCAGGTGTGATACCAAACTCTGTATCATATAATAAACAAACAGCTTCTGGATATTTTTTCATATAAGCATGAGCCATAAGTAATGCCAGGTTTGATTTGAAATGTTTTGATGGACCTGCTAAGACAGTAAGTCCAGGTGTTAATCCTCCATCAATAGAACCAGATAATGCAATATTCAAAACCGGTACATCTGTTGGTACCATATCTTTTTTATTGAATAATGCTGAATCTGATAAGACTGCTGTGGATTTTACGGTTGAAGTTTTTTTAAGCTTTTCTAGTAGCGACATAATGTTTCCTTTGTTGGTTGTTTTATTCAGCGTATACCAACGCCGTACTATATTTATACCACTACTAGAAGTTTTTTTATGTTAGCCTTTGAGATATTCAGGCTCACCTTTGTTAATCTTAATGGCTTTAGGCT